TGCAAGGTCTTTCGAGTTCAAGCATCATTTCATCATATTCGTCATCGTTTTGATAACCTTGGTCGAGAATAAAATGACGTCTTAAACTCATGCCTTTTTCGGCTCGATTCTCATCCATTGGTATAAGCCACGTAAATTCAATTCCATCTAGATGGTGTAAAAGTTTTCGATAAGAATATCTTTGTGAAAACTTATCACCACATACGATGTCATACAACCAATCAAAATATAATTTTCTTATCATTCATCGTCATACGGATGTTCGCCGAAAACATCGTCGTACCGTCTCACATCCATAAGAATCTCGTAATCGGCCTTTCGAATATCATTTCTGATAAACACGGAATCGTCCTCATACTCACCGAAATGATCTGCGAAATCGGCGCCGACAGTCTCCTCGACATCGTCCACGATATCGCCAGTGACACCATCAGCAAGAACACCATCGGCATAATAGCTAAGACTGATAGGTTCATAACCGTGATACTCGCCGTATTCTTCAGGCTCGATTACATAGGGACGGTCGATGTTCTCCACATCCCCTTTCTTTTCAGAATAACCCTCGTCCATGATCATATTGACATACTCATCAAGACCGGGCTTACGGAACTTGAGGCCAGACGAAAAACCACTAACTTCGCTGACCTCATTGGACTTTTTTACCTCAGGTTCCTCCTCTTCAGGCTCGTCCTGAGGCTCATACTTATTCTTATAATATTCTTCCATAGATCTAGTTTCTTCTTCAGCGATCTTCTCATACTTAGTCTTGAGAAGCTGCCAAGTAACCACGGAGCCGATAGCGGCGCCCATGGCGAAAGCGATAAACTTACTCGATCTGGTATAATTCATCATAACTCTCCTCGTCAAGATTTTCTTCATTTTTTACTGTTAAAATTGTCACTGCAATACCGCCGAAAAGCATGGAGATACTTAAAAGTATACCGCCAGTTATATGTCTTTTTCTTCGGCTATTTAATGTTCGGTCCAACATTGATAATATCTCCTCGAGTCTGTACACATGGAATTCTCCCTTCCCTGGACAAAATAACAATCCCTCCTAACAAACATGCACTAGACAATGTTGCAAACACATAGGAAATGATTTGTAATTTATCATCCATTATTTTGTTCCCCTTTCCTAAATATCCAGGTGTTTCGCTATTTGAGGAAACGTATCCGCCTGAATATAAGTGCCACCATCGACCCAGATACTATCCAACATACCAAGCTTCGTTAAAGTCGAAACCGTAGCAGGACCGACGCACATCTTTTCAGCAGCATCGTCGACAGTCAGGAAGCCGACAAATACTCCGTCCTTAAACACCGGTTCGTCCTCTAGATGATTCTTTAAAATATAAATAATCAGATCTCTACCGGTCACGTATTCTCGCCTCCTTTCGAGTAAATTACTCCTCTTTGTTAGAAACCGTACAACATCGAGGAGTAATCATACATATCTCTCCAGACGTTCCCAGAACCAGGAGCGTCGAGACCACTTCAAATCAGATGTAGAATCTCTCCGTCCACATTGAAGTCAAGAAGAATAACTCGCTCATAGCCGTTCACAAAGTCACGAGCCTTCTCGTTATAAAGATTGTACATACCGAAATCAACGTAGTTATCGCCAATCGGATGCTCTTCGTCGTAAATCCAACCAACAACATTACCGGCCTTCGTACGCTTGAAACCGAGCATATCGTACACTTCATTAAGGAACAGATGACCACGAGCCTTAAGCAGATCATTAGCATGTTCCTGAACCTGATGCAGAGTGAAGAGATTCAGTTCAGCGTCCTTATCCCAACCAAGGCAGCCGTCATCAAAGAAACGAGCATAAGCACTATACTTAGTAGGATCAATAGCCTGTACAGTCTTCTTTACCTTCTTTTCCTTACCGTTCTCATCAACGACCTTCTCTTCGATCTTCATAGCCTTGATGTTGTACTTAAGCTCACGGTCAAGTTCTTCGCCGAAACGCTCGATAACACGACCACGATACTCCTTGAAGCTCTTATCGATAGTCGTATAAGCAGCTGCGATAGCAACATTGCGCTTACGCAGAATATTAGTAGAGCCAAGCATGCAAGCGATACCGGCAGCGCCGACAATTACAGCAGGAGCATACAGTTTAGCAACCTTAAGACCGGTCTGAGCATAGACAATAGCAAGGTCCTTCTTGCCGTCTTCCTCAGTATAATCCACGTCACGAACGTGACCGTCTTCCATACCCTGATGGATAATATCAATCTGTTCCTTGCTATCCTCAAGAATAGCGCCAACCTTAGTAGTGGCCTTACAAGCCATAACAGCACCAGTGACGGCGCCGACAGCACCAACTACTGACAGAATCTCAGGGCTATGCTTCTTAAGCTTGAAACCGACACGATGGAAGGTTCTAGTAGCCTTGTTTACAATCTCAAGTTTATTCATGATTATTAGTCTCCTTTTCAATATGATTAATGAGATGCTCGATATAGAAACGAGCCTTCTTAAGGTCTTCTACGCCGTTCTTATGAGGCCAACGGCAAATATACTTGATGACATTACCGGTATCGGTAGCTTCGATACCCTTAAGGTCCTCAGTGAATGCTTCAATGACATCGATAACCTCGATGCCCTTCTTGGAAATATAATGTGCGGGGTGGTTTACCATATCGGGTTTATTGTCTGGATAATCTGCGATAGACATATCCCATTTATCAACACGATTCATATCCGTATGCGCTACAATCATATAAACCTCCTTAATTAAAGCACTTGAGCTCGAGGAAGCTTAATAATATAACCATCTCGAACTCTTACAGGTTCCGCATAGCGGACACTAGTCCAGCCATACTTATTACTGGTGTAAGGCGCGGTAAGGTCGACCATATCGTACAGATCAGCAACGCTAACTTCACCGTAGTTATCAACCAGGTCATTCATCTGGTCAATAACTGCCAGTGCTTCACCCTTACTTTCAAATACAATATCCTCGCAATTGAAGCTATTTCGTCTAGGCTCGTCATCACGATCACGACGATCATCTCGTCTACTATAATCTCGATAAGAGACATAGTTAGAAGATCCACGCTTCTTGGTATGACCAGATTCACCATACAGAATCATGTCAATACCGTTCGTAACAATATCGGAAATGGCCTTCTTAATAGCCGGCACAAGCACATCCATGAGAACATAGGATTTAACCTTACTAACATCCTCAGAAATAAATACTTCGCCGATCTTAGAAATCTCGCTCTTCTTACGAGTTTTGGCCGTACCCTTGATAACCTTTTCTACTCTTTTTTCTCTCGTTTCAGCCTTTTCTTCCTTGGAACGGTGAGAGTTAGGCTCATAAACGCTCATTTAAATCTCCTCCTCGATTACAGTAATCTTGCCAGGCAAAGTAATCTTTGCAGTATTTGCTTTGCCATATTCTCTCTTATATCTAAATGCGAGATTAGTTCGTGCTTTCTTCTCGGAGACGGCTCGCGTCTCACCCTGCCAACGATCAGCAATACAGCGATCGAATTCCATAACAGGACCCTTGTAAATATAAGTGTTCATTTAATTCCTTTCGTAAATATCAATTAATAAGCTTAGGCTCCGGTAACTCAATCATATAACCATTTAGAGATTTTATCAGAAATAGCCGAAACGATCGCCTTTCTAATATCTTCGTCGCTCATAAGCTTTTCGGCGAGTTTAATAGACCCAATCATCGAACCGACTGCTATACCGCCTGTAAAAATAAGTACGTTCTTCATGCAAGTTTTCATTTGTATGCACCCTTTCGTATAAAATTATTTTTCATAAAACAAAGAGGAAGACACCTTGTTAAAGATGTCCTCCTCTAGTAGACTTACCCTTCCAGGATTTCCTCGACAGGAACGTAGTCATCCACGACCTCGAGAATCTCTCCAACAGAGTTCTTGCCTACGAGATAGCCGATTGCCGCAGCAGTAACGATACCCGCGCCAGCGAGAATCTCCTTACCATGCTGCTTACCAAACTGCTTAACCTTAGCCACAAAACCTTTGTTTTCGACTTCCTCAGTCATGTCCATTTCGATAACGTTTTCCTTTGCCATTTTAAAAAACTCCTTTCAAATGTTTGT